CGGTTGACGAAGCTAGGGTGCAGATATGACCACACTCCGCAGCGCCATCAACGAGTACCTGGACGTCCGCGAGCGTATGGGCAAGGCAGACAACACCCTGCGCACCGACAGGACCCTCCTGCCGCGCTTCGCCGACCACATCGGCAACCCCAGCTTCGACGACCTCACGCCGGAGCAGGTCCACGACTTCTTCTACGGTCCCGGCGGACTCATGGACGTTCATGTCACCCGCATCAAGGGCCAGCAGCTCCACGAGCCGGTCGGGCCGGGCACACACAACCACTACAGAGGGCGCCTGAAGGTCTTCTTCGCCTACTGCAAGGCCAACGGGCTTGCCCCTCTCGACAACTACCTCTGCCTCGTCGAGCCGTTGGCCGAGATGAAGCGCAAGCGGATGCAGCCCGCGCCGCACATCCTGCTGTCCCTGCTCGACCAGGCCGACTGCGCCATGCACCGCGCCTACCTGGCGACCGCGGTCAACACCGCCTGCCGGGCCAGCGAGCTACAGGCCCTCAAAGTCGGCGACGTCGACTTTGCCCGCTCCCAGGTCTTCGTCACCGTGATCAAGACGCGAGAGGAGGACGACATGCCCCTTACGGCCGACCTGGAGCGCGAGTTGCGGGTCTGGTTCGAGGAGTACGCGGCCCTCCTCGGCCGCCCCCTGCGGGATGACGACTACCTCTTCCCGGCCAGGAGCGGCAACCAGATCAGGACCCACTACTACGACGAGAAGCTGGGCCGACGGGTCTATGAGCGCACACCGCTCGTCTACCACCCGGACCGGCCGGTGGAGCGAACCGAGAAGATCGTCAAGGCGGCCCTGGAGAAGCTGGGCCTGCCGACCCGCTACGAGGGCACGCACACCCTCCGCCGGGCCGTGGCTCGCGCGTACTTCGACATGCTCGCCGAGCAGGTCGGCTACGACGCGGCCCTCCGCACAGTCTCCGCGCTGCTGCACCACTCGACCATGTCCACCACCGAGCGATACCTGGGACTGTCCTCCGAGGCGAAGCGCCGGGACGAGACCATGAAGGGCAAGGCCTTCCTGACGAGCATGGTGTCCCAGAAGAACGTGGTCCCGCTGCACCGGGCCCAGTGAACAGCAGAAGACCCTCCCTACTGCGTTAGGGAGGGTCTTCTGTCAGGGTGGGCGTCGCCGTCATCAGGTTCCTAGGCCGCGAGAGCGGCGACACTCGACCGAGAGACTTGCTAAACGATCTTCAGAGGAAGCTCCCTCTACTGATCCACAATGGGGCTCGGTCGAGCGGTTCCCACTATGCCACAACGGACCTACTGCGGGGGCTGTTTCAGCCGATGTGGAGGACGTACTTGAAGATCAGGCCGAGGGCCAGGATGAACAAGCAGCCGACCACCGCATCCCGGAGTCCCTGGCGTCCGCCGAAGCCCTCAAAGGGCTGCCTGTTGGCACGCTGGAAGAACTCCATCTGCTCCGCGCGAAGCTGCTGCTGCATGAGGTGGTCAAGCTGATCGCTGCCGGTAGCTCTCTCTATGCCGTTTTGCTGGTAGGGATCTTCCATCAGTCCGCTCCGTCCACGTATGGCTTTGCTCGCATCCGTAGCGGAGAGGTCATGTCCCACACAGGCCAGCGCCCCCCACAGGCCGGATCCTGGCCGTAGGCTACTCCCTCGGGAAACCCGGGGACATAGGGGCGCTCGGGCTTTGGCTCTTCCTTGAGGGACCGCCCGCACTTGGGGCAGTTCTCCGGGTTGCGCATCGGGTACATGCCCATGGGCTTCTCCTCGTTTCGTGGTGGGACCAGTCTACTCCCGCGTCAAGCGGATTGTCGATTCTACTTGCGCCCGTGTATGGTGGGTGGATCACAAGACTCAGGAGGAGCGCATGGCTGACGAAGAGGACTTCGGGCGCAGGGTGCATGCCCGGATTCCGTACGTGTCCGACAAGGAGATCCACGTCTCCACGGTGAGGTCTCCCGACGAGCTGCTTCTTGTCGACGCCCGGGAGTACATCCCGTCCCTGGATGCGTACGGTCGTGGGCTCACGTTCCCGATGCCGCTGCTGAACCACTTCATGGAGGGCCTGGAGGACATCTGGCACGCGCACGGCGCGGGCGAGAAGGGATCACCCACGGAGCCGCCTCGTGGCTGAGTTCTATCGAGATGTGCATTGCCGCGGCTGCCGACGACTGCTTGGGGTGGCCAAGTACGACAACGTGATCTATTGCGACAGATCTTGTGCCGAGGACTACCCGGCACAGACCACAGAGGCCCGCGACGCGATCGTGGAAGCGGTGTACCTGAAGCGCAACCCGACGTTCGCGACCCTGGGCAAGATGTTCGGCTTCTCCCGGCAGATGGCCCAGCAGATCGTGGCCAGGAGGGACATCCGCAAGACCCCCTGAATCGGTTCCGAATCGATAATTACAAAGCGATACCTAAGAACGCCTAATCTCGATTCCGTGGAAGCAATACGGGATCGAGGTTGGGCGTGTCTGTTGTTACGGAGGAAATCGAAGACGAGGAGTTCGTAGGAGACGAGACCGAGGCTGAACGCCAAGCGCGCCTCGAAACCGAAGTCGTCCTCGACCAAACCTCCCAGGAGTTCGTCGACCAGCTCGTGGCCAAGATGCTGGTCGTGGTTGATGAAGTCTCCGGCCACCCTCTCTACGGCTACCAGCGACCCTTCGCGGCCCGCCTCATCGAGTCCCTGATCATCAACGACGGCGCCACGCTGACCGCCCTCTTCTCCCGCCAGTCCGGAAAGAGCGAGACCGTCGCCAACTGCGTCGCGGCCTGCATGATCATGTTCCCCCGGCTGGCGAAGATCTTTCCCGAACTCATGGGCAAATACAAAGAGGGCCTGTGGGTCGGCGCATTTGCTCCGGTGGAGGAGCAGGCCGATAACCTCTACGGCCGAATCGTGGCCCGCCTCACCTCCGACCGCGCCCTGGAAATCATGGCCGACCCGGAAATCGACGAGACCGTGGCTGGCAAGGGCCGATCCATTTCCCTCAAGCGCTCCGGCAGCCTCGTCCGAAAGCAGACCTGCCACCCCCGCGCCACCATCGAAGGTCGCACCTACCACCTCATTCTGATCGACGAGTGCCAGGGCGCCGACGAGAAAATGGTGAACAAGAGCATCGGCCCGATGGGTGCCTCCACCAACGCCACGATGGTATTCACCGGCACGCCCACCTATGAGAAGGGCGTGTTCTTCAAGCAGATCCAGATCAACAAGCGGACGGCCACCCGGCGGGGTGCTCGTCAGAACCATTTCGACGCTGACTGGAAGGAAGTCAGCCGGTGGAATGAGAACTACGCGCGCTTCGTAAAGAAGGAACTCCTCCGCATCGGCGAGGACTCCGACGAATTCAAGCTGAGCTACCGCCTGATGTGGCTGCTCGACAAGGGTATGTTCACGACCTCGGAGCGACTGGACGACCTCGGCGACACATCCATGCAGATCGTTCCGGCGTACCACAAGTCGCCGGTCGTGATTGGGATCGATCCGGCCCGGAAACAGGACTCCACTATCGTCACGGCCGTCTGGGTCCGCTGGGAGGCGCCCGACGAATACGGGTACTTCGAGCACCGAGTCCTGAACTGGATGGACCTCCAGGGAATGGACTGGGAGGCTCAGTATTTCCGCATCGTCGAATTCTGCCGGAACTACAACGTACTGGCCGTCGCGGTCGACGAAGGCGGCGTAGGCGACGTGGTCATATCCCGCCTCAAGGTCCTGATGCCCGACCTCGAAATCATTCCCCTCGGATCCCAGCGGCCGGACCAGTCCAAGCGATGGAAGCACCTCATGGAGCTGCTGGACCGCGGCCTGCTCTCTTGGCCCGCCCACGCTTACACACGGCGGCTCAAGACATACAAGCGGTTCCGTCAGCAGATGGAAGACCTGGAGAAGAAATTCGAGGGCCCGTATGTCCTGGCAGCCGCACCGAAAGCGGCCGACGCCCACGACGACTACGCCGATTCCCTAGCCCTCGCTTGTGTGCTCACCAAGGACTTCACCATGCCCGAAGTCGAGCAGTCCAATTCTCCCTTCCACTAAGACAGGATCGACATGGCTAACGACTGGTACGGCGACGAATGGGGCTCGTCCGGATGGACTGCGCAGAAGCCCTCCGACGTCGCCGGAGCAGCCAACCCTCCAGCCCCCACGCTGCCGCCCGAGGCGAAGACCGTCACAGTCAACATCTCCTTCATCAACGACGAGGGAAAGCCGTCGGCCGGACGCCTCGTCTTCGACCCAACCGTTGACCGGCTGACAGATCCCACCTCCGGCCTGGTCATCCGGCTGCGTGAGCGTGCCGTGAAGCTGGAGAACGGAAGAGCCTCCATCGCCCTCATCGCCACCGACAACGCCGCACTGTCCCCACACGGCTTCACCTACGAGGTCAGGGGAGTGGTCGACGGCCAGACCCAAAAGCCGTACGCCATCGTGCTGCCGTCCGACACGCCTACGGTGAACCTGGCCAGCCTCGTTCCGGTGGATGCCTCCACGGGGACCGTCTTCATCCCGTCCGTGCGGTCCGTGAACGGTGACCAAGGCCCGAACGTCAACCTGGACGCGGCCAAGGTGGGAGCCGACGTGTCCGGTGCGGCAGCCGCCGCTCAGAACGCCGCGGTAGCCGATGCCGCCTCGAAGTACACGCCGCTGACGGACGCCCGTCTGAGCAATGCAAGAACGCCGACCGCGCACGCGACCACGCACGCCTCTGGTGGATCCGACCCTCTGACGCCTGCCCAGATCGGCGCGTTGACCCAGGCCATAGCGGACGGCCGCTACCCGCTGAAGAACCTCTTGCACCTCAACGTCAAAGACGCGCAGTTCGGGGCCGTCGGCGACAACGTGACCAACGACCGGCCCGCCATTCAGTCGGCCATCGATACCTGCTCCTCATTCGGCGGTGGCACCGTCCTCGTTCCCCCCGGCATCTACGCCA